AAGTTACACGCAAAACCTGATTTTCCACTACTTTAACTACTTCTTTTGCTGATTTCAAACTGCTTGCATTTGCGAAAGAAAGTGGAGGAGGACATACCAGACTCCCGGATTGCGTCTTTGAGAGCAATCTTACCTCCCGCCCAAGCGTTTGCCACCGCAAAGAACTTTTCGTTGGCGGGAATGGGTTTTCGCCCTTTGTATTTCCCCTCGGCCTTGGCAATCTCGATACCCTCCCGCTGTCTCTCGAGCATACTGGTTCGTTCCAGCTCGGAGAGTGCGGCAAACACCGTCACCATAAACTTACCTTGCGGAGTGGACATATCCATCTTTTCCTTGTCGGACACAAGATTCACACTCTTGGCCTGTAACCTGCTCACAGTGTTTAAGAAATCGAGGGTGCTTCTGGAAAGCCGGGAGAAGGACTCCACATACAGGGTGTCACCCTCTCGCAGAAACTCCATCATTTCCTTAAACTCGGTACGCTCTGTGTTTTTCCCACTCATTTTGTCACAGTAGATTTTCTCCACACCGAGGGTCTTCATCAGCTCCAACTGCCGAGCAAGGTTTTGCTCAACGGTGCTCACCCGCACATAACCCACTTTCATGTGGTTCACCTCCTATTACGGTTCTCGTGGAACATAAGTCAGTTTGATGTCGTAACCAAGAGCTTCCATGATGTTGATGAAAGTGCGATTGATAAGACCGTCCTCTTTGTGAATGACCCGGTTGACATACTGACCCGTTGTGCCAACAGCCTTTGCGATTTGCTCCTGAGTGGTGCGGTTCTGCACGCACAGGGTCTTCACATCAATTTCAATATCGTTCAAAACTGCCATTGGAAATTCCTCCTTTGTCTTTGTGAGATAATATTATCATATAACAGAGTGTGTTGTCAATACTTATAAGATAACTTTATATCCTTTTTGTTTCTTTTTCGATTTTTCGGCTACTCAAGCCACTCCCTGCGGCTCGTGCGGCGGGTCGCTGTCCCCCTCCGGGGGTATGCCCTCCGGGGCTATTCGCTCCGCTATCATTGAACCCCCGCCCACTTGATAGCACTATCAAAACAGAAAAACACAACTCTAAAAATAGTATTATCATAATACCCAATAGAGGACACCCCAACGACACCAAACAAACCGCCCACAATGCAGGAGAGCGCAAGCCGCTATATTATCCCATAGCGCACGCAAGAACACAACACACAAGCCCATAACACAAGCGCACAACATAACAAGCCCACGCAATAACGCAACGATCACAATATAAAGCCCCTTATATAAAGCCCTTGCATATAAGCCCATAGCAAGCCGCACAAGCCCATATAATAGCCGGGGAGGATATAGGGAATACCCACCCATAACAAAAAAAAGCCCTCTACAGGGTTATACAGGGCGATTATAGAGAGCATGAAAAAACCCGCCCAATATAGGCGGGGTATATGTATTATTTATTTCTTTTAAGAATTTCAGCCATCAGCATAAACGGAAACACAAGCAAAAATACAAGCCCCATTTTTCAACCCTCCGTATTACAGAAAAAATCATCATCCACAAAAGAAACGCCGCTATAATGCTCTTGTATAATATCGTCTGGTATTTGCTCGGGGTCTGTAATACCTTGCAATATTTCCGGGCTTTCGTTTTGTAACTGGTAAAAATACGATTGTCTTAATTCTTCCATTTCGGCGGGGGACAGATCATAAACACTTTTATACATTGTTCAACCCTCCTATTACACGAATTTAAAGCGTTTTGTAACTGTCGTTTTGGTATATGTTGCGGCTATATCGGGCATATCCCGCTTTAATGCCGTTGTATCAATTCGGGAACTTGTCACGGCTTTATAACTTGCCTTGTGTTCGTTCCCGGCGATACTTTCGAGCCCGTTTTCCTCCATATGCTTTTTTAGCTTGTCTGTCAACCCGTCAAGCGTTGCGCCGATCTCCTCAGCCATCCGGGTATATTCCGCTATTTCTTTCATAAGTGCGTTTAGATTGTCTGTTGCAATCTGATTGTAATTTCTCATGATGAACCCCCCTTAAAAAATCGTTGCGACTGTGGTTATAATTTCAACCCACAAATCTATATATTGTGTAACCCATTCCCCGGAATCCCGTTGAAATTCCGTTTTGCCGGTGATAACATAACCGACTTGTAAAGCGTTCCCGTCCTCAGTATCTCTATACATAGGGCTTTTGTTCTTTAATGCCCTGTCTGAAATACTGATATAATGCTGATTGTCCACAATCTCCCGGAAAACCTGTAAAGCGTCTTTCACGCTATCCGCTTCAATGTGTTTTGTCGGGATAATATCGCCATCAATCCACCAATTTTTATTATTGTATGGTTTCATTGTTGCCGTTGTTCTGAATATGTATTTTGCCATTTTTCAGCCCTCCATATAGCTATATGCGTATTGCTCCACCGTTCCCAATGTTCCCGCCGTGGGCATTTTCCCGGTGAACCTGTCCACCGTTTCAACCGGGATATAATAGGCGGGATATTTGCCCGTTTCATTGTCTCGAATATTGTAGAAAATAAAGGCGTTTAACATTTCCTCAAATGTTGCCCCGGATTTTCCAGAAACGATTATTTCCGGGTGCCACGGGTAACCGGGGCGCAAATTGACAGGACAAACCACCACGCGCAACCCGTTGTTGTATGCCCGTTTTGCTTGTGCCTTGTTTATGCGCTTGAAAGTAAAGCCGTTTTCCGTAAAGGTGTAATTTCTCATTTCAACAACCCCCGTTCAACTTGCAAAACTCTTGCAACAGCTTTTCCACCTGCTCCCGCTTTTCCTCGTATGGGGCTTTATTGTCCCATGAAAGAATGGCCCTTGCCTTTTCTTCATACTCCCGGACTCCCTCAAGCCTTGCCCCCGGCATATTTCTATAACCCGTGCAAATTGTGACCCCGTAAACCTCGAAAACATCAAAATTCCAGCCATACACGCCGCAAGTATAAGCAACCGGGGAATGATTTGTTAACAAGTGGCTTAAATCGCAATACCCCGCCGAACGAACATTGATAGAACCGTTTACAATGGCTTTTCTTGTGGTTTTGTATTTCATCTTGAAAACCTCCCTTTATAAACTCATGTATGCGGCCTTGTTCAACCCGCAAAAGGCTTTAATGTGTCGGCCTGTCGTTGCTGTCCAATCGTTCCACAGCTTGACTAATTCCCCGGAAACAAGCCTTTTAATAATGGGGGTTTCATAGCTGTATAGCGTTTCTGTCCCGTTGTCCTCCACAATTACAACCGCTTTCCCGTAAAAGCTTTTTCTACCGTCTACCGGGGTTAATTCGTACTTTCTCATTTTGAAAACCTCCATATAATCTCGTTCGGATTGTTTGTTGTCCTGTTGTGATTATAGTATAATTCAGCTTTTCCGAATTGTCAAGAGGTTTTCAGAAAAATTTTATCTTTTTCGGATTGCTTATTGTCTCCTATACATTATATAGGGAAAACCAAAAACCCGCCAACGCTCCACCGGCTCCACCTCCACCGGGGGACGATCTGCCGCCAATAGAAAAACCGCCGCTTTTCCCCGGTGGAAACCAGAGAATACGAGCGGCGGTTTCATAGTCGATAGTCGTTAGTCGCTTTCAGAGTCGGAGTCGCTTTCAGAGTCGATAAGGTATCGCTGTCTGATAGAGTCGGGGTCATAGTCGTTGTCCTGCTGAACATTCGGAGTGACAACATATTCGGTCTTATCCAGATAGCCATAGTTGTTCTTGCCGAGGAAGATACCCATGACAGGATTGATCTTGCCGTTTTGCGAGTAATTCTCCCAAAGAACCTCCATAACTCTATGAGCCTTTTTTATTACGAGTGCTACTTCCTGCGGCAACGCAGTCTTATACCCAGACCCACCAGTGGCATAGTCGTTCACAATGGCAATCAAAGTCCGTCTGCTCATACCGTTCAACGCCAATGCCATACCAGAAACCGTAGGTTTCATATCACTGGAAGCCATGAACTCAAAATACTCATTCAGTCGATTTGTCACTTGCTCTACATCATGTAAATCAATGTCAGGCAAGTTCATCAGGTGCATGGAGTTTTGCAGATACTTCGTATTGTCACCCGGCTCCAAATCGTACCCATTCATACCAATCACAGGGGAGTTACCGCCCCTCGGCTTCTTCTTAATCACCTGCGGCTTGTTCTCACCATCGGTGTTTTTCTTCACTGCCATAGTCGTTTTACCTCCTCTGAGAGTCCTCTTTTCGAGCCGAAAGAGTCCTCTTTCTTCTTATTCTTATTGCGTAGTTAAAGTAGTTAAAAATCGGTTTTTGCGTAAACTTTTACTATATAGCCCCCCTTATAGAGGACTTTTACGCAAATTTAAAATTTGAACTACTTTAACTACTTCATCTATAACCTCTCAAAAAGACAAATAACAATCCATTCCAGACTATTTCCCAAATGTCGTTTTTGATTATTTTTCAATCCTATTCGGATTGTTTGAGGTTTTCAGCCGCAACGGTCGCTACCTGCCGCCAAGTCTCACACCATTCAGCGAGATTTCCGTCTGCGATATGTGCCGCAATTTCGGTTGGATTGATGTCTGCAATCAGTCCTAAAAGGTCATTCATCGTCCGACCCCCAATCACCATTTTGTAGCTCATATCCATCGGGAGAATCAAACTCGATCACTCGTTCGACCTCCACGCTCTTGAGACATACAATGCGGTAATCGTTACCACACCCACAAGAGATAAAGTCGGCTCGTGCATGATTCAAACAGTTGTATGTGCGCATTTGAGTTCTGCTTGTGCGCTGGTGTCGAGGGAAATACCGATAGTCTGTGCCATACACAAACTTACCTGTCTTAATATTTTGTATCGCAAACATCTTTCTCTCCTTCGGCCTTATCACACGCATTTTTACAGGCTTCGCATTTCATATAATCTTTTTCGAGCCAGCAGTCAAACAGTGTGCATTTGGGCAGGTGTCGCTCAATGGGAGCTTTTCTGCCATGCGTCCTATCCCTGTGGGTATGATACCGACAAACGCTCTTTCCCCAAAAGTCCCCATCATGGGTGCAGGTTTCTTTTTCGGGAGAGACTTCATGTTCAACTTTGATTTTCATTTCATTACCCCCCCTCACATACAAATCACTATGAGCATTATTCCATTGAAAAGCATGGAGTGCGTATCATTCTCATAATAAGATTTAGCCGTTTTGATAAAGAACATAAATACAAGAATTATGTTCAAAATATCAACCAAAATCCGAAAAGCTGTAAGCATTACACAACCTCCTTGAGCTTCAACCCCCAATAGATCACGAACCCGCTGGAAGTCGATTTGCGGTCAAACCATTCAGGGTGACGCTCCATTTCAGAGTTGAATTTCCTTGCCGAAAGCACAAACGCACCCTCGGATTTCGCCCACATCTTGAAAGCCTGATAGAGGTCTTTGGCTCTGATAGTCGTGCGCTTGTTCTTCTCTCCGAGTGGGTTGCACTCGTCTTCTGGCACACGCACACAGCGATTTTCGAGAAATTGGAGTACAAGATCATTGTCCCGCTCGTACTTCGCCACAACAGACCTCAGCGGCTCTGACATGGTAAGACCATTCTCTTTGTACTTGATGTACCCACGCACGAGCCACATGAAAATACCGCTCATGGCTTCCTGAGAAGTCAGCTCGTCTTTGAGGTGCGTGTCCTGTTCGGCGGGGGAGAAGTGTCGATTGAACTCAATCACCTTGATACGCTCGGAAGCGAACAAGCTCTTGTCTGTCACCATGGGCAGGTCGTTACAGGAAAGCCAGAGCGTGAATTGCGGCTTGAAAGTAATCGCAGACTGGTACAGCGCACGAGCCGAGATTTCCTCACCGCCTGTGAACTGCTTGATTTTCTCCTCGTCCAACTTTCCATACTCGTTGCTCTCGGACATAGTGACAAACCTCTTGCCCTTGAGACCTGCAAGGGTAGGGCTGGCGGCTTCTGCGTCCTTCTGCCTGTCTCCCCGGCAGATCATACCGACCGGGGCAACCTTGGCGTAGTCTCCGAGCATGGTTTCAATCGTGTTGAGCAGTGTGGATTTTCCGTTTCGGGTCGTTTTGCCATGCAGTATAAACATACACTCCTCGTTGCTCATGCCGAGAATAGAGTAGCCGAGGGAGCGTTGCAGGAAGTCAGCTTTATCCTTTTCGCCCTGCGTCACCTCGTCAATGAACTGTTCCCATCGGTCACACTTGATGTCTCTGCGGACGGTGTGACGAAAATTGGTCTGCATGGTGAGAAAATCATCCCACTTAGCTTCCCGAAAAGAAAAATCCCGGAGGGAGTAGGTGCCGTTCAGACAGTTTATAAGGTATGGGTCAGCGTCAAACTCAGTGGCAGAGATACGAAGCTCGCCTGTGGCGTCTTTGAGTATTCTGTCCCTCATGCGCCTGTCACCCATTTTGTTCACAAAAGAGGTGTAGGCTTTTCGGATTTCATCATCCACGATCTCCCCGCAGTAGAGAATCATCAGCCGCACAAAGTCCTTGATTTTCTCAGAGACAAGGATCGCCCCTTCGTCTTTGCGCCATGCGCCCTCGAAGTAGGTGTACCAGCTCTTATGCTCTGTGCAGTATCGGGCTTCCCGGTTGTAGAGCATACCAAACAGGTTTGCCATGCCCATTTCCGACCATTCAAACCCGGAACTGGTTTCATCGGCTTTCTCAGGGTGATATGACTTGATGATATACATTTTTTCGGACAGGTCTTCGTCCATAATAACCCTACCGTTGCGAAGCTCGAAAAGCTCTCTATCACTTGCCACGACTGCGTTCACCTCCCACTGCTATGGCGCATTTCTGCTTGTCCTCCACCCACCATGCGCAGTCCTCTTTGCGGCACAGGCACGATTTGAGAGTATTGCACTCAGGGCAAATGTAGAATAAAGGACAGATTTTATCGTTTTCAAATTCAGACATTGTACAAATCCCTCCTCACATTTCTTTTCACTTCTTCATTGTCTTGCTTTGTATATCCCACTTCTGCGATAATATCTCGGAGCACTTGCAAGCGTTTTTCGTCCTCCTCAACAGTAATGGATTTGATATACTCAATGATTCTGCGTACCTCAAGAGCAGTCCAGTGAGGAATCTTGTTTCCATAGAGCTTTTTGCCAATCGCATTGATTGTAGCGGGAGAAAGGCCAAGCTCATAAGCGATCTCGGCGTTTGTGTAAATCCATTCGCCTTTGGTGTTAATCATTGCCAACACCTCCGCACTTCTCATGGCAAATGATTCGACCGCTCTTACACTTGGGAACAAGCATGAATTGGAGGTCAGGGTCTACGCAAGCCACCATCAACTTTACCAGTTCACGGATTTCCCACTGCGCTCTCATGCACAGACGCTCATTCGCCATGTGGATAAGCTCTCTTAGGTTGCAGGACAGATACAAAGAAGTCATGCAAGCGTTGGGAAGAATGTACCGTGCGTCCTCATTGGGAACACCAACTTTTTGACACTCCTCGTAAAATTCTGCAATCCGATTCATAACCGTACCGTAGTCATAATCACCACCCGCTTCCTCTACAGAGCAAGGTAGCACTGCTGAAAATCCGTCCTCAGAACAGTATCTCTGAGACCGTTGAGTAAAGCTACAGTGTCTATGCCGCACGAGTTGATGGGAACAAGCACGAGAAATTCCCTCGATTTTGAAGGTGAAGTAGATGTGCTCGAATACGCTGTGATGTCCATTGCGGTAAAGGTGCTTCACCAGTCCGAGCGGGTTCTTGGGGTCGCTGTCATAGCAGATACTTGCGATTTTCGCAATGGTTTCGATGGGGTCAGGCGTTGCCTGTATGAGTGTTACTGTCATTAGAATCCTCCTCATTTCTGAATATCACGACCATGGAGGGGAAAGGAGCGGCGGTTTTCGCATTTCCAAACTTTAACCGCCCACGAATGAATCTTATCTCGGCCTTCCCGTATATGAAGTCGTGAAAATACTTTGTGTCAGTTCTTGCTGGAATGAGCATAACCACGAGCGTGTTTTTCTTACGACTTTCCTCAAAAGATTTTTGAACCCATTTTGCGATTTCTTTTCCGTATGGGGGATTGCAGAATACTCGTTCCCCCCCCCAATCATGAATTAGACCGTCCTGCTCCCGGTTGTAATACCGAGCGCACTTGTGGTTATGAAGATCGGCGCATGGGTCGAGGGTGAACTGAAATTCCAAATCCAATTTATCAAAGAAATCTTGTGGTGTTGCCCAATCATCGGTTTTGCTACTAAACATTACATCAGTGTTCAAGGTTTACTCACCATCACTTTGTCTAAAAGCTGTTCATACAGACTCTTGAACAAATCCCGCTCGATTTCGGCCTTTGAAACCTCTGTCGAAGGAGAAGTGGAAACCTGAGTCCCCCCCGACAGCCGCAGGAGCGTGAAGACCGAGCGAATATAGGAGCGCATGGTCGATATTCTTCATTTCGCTCGTAGTGCAGGAACGGATGAAAGTGTCCAGCCGCTCTTTTGAGACCGTCTGAATGTTCTCACAGAGGGCAGTAGACGGAACTTTGCACAGCACCTCCACATGGGTCGGCATGGGCTTCTTTTCTCGTGAGGTGAGGAATACAACCTCTACATTGGGCGAGTGCTTGTTGCCGAGATCGTTCGAGACGATAACACCGGGTCTGCCGCCGCTCTGCTCCGAGCCAGTGTATGTACCTTCTGTGATGAAGAAAATGTCTCCCCGGCAATATTCTTGAACCATAAAATTACCTCCAAATCTAATTAAGACAATATATTGGCCTTTTATGATTAGATAATAACACGAAAAAGATTGATTGTCAACCCTTGCGAGAATAATTTTTATCTTTTTCGTGTTATATCCTATCTTTTGTATCTGGTGACACTGTTGCAGATAGTTCTAATCTCATTTCGGTCAAGGGGTGGGTCACAGGCTACCATGTTCGCATACAGAAGTTCATCGTAAATCTGTTGCTTGCTATAACCCTGATTGTGTAACATACCCGCCAGCGAGGTCAGACAGATATTTCTGCTCCCGTCTGGAATCCGGGGATAAACGGGACGAAGTTTGATTCGGTTGTTCTCAGGCCATGCCCATATCAGTGAATAAATCCGACCTCCGTACCGCTCCCCGTCTTTTTCCTCTCTGGTTTCGGGAAAGAACTTCTCTACCACATAGTCAATCGCACCTTGGTCTTCTTCAATAGTGTCGTATAAGAGTGTATCGCCAGTCATGATGAAGTACCGAGCCGCCTTGTAAATCTCCACTCCTGCGAGGTTGTTTTTTCCCTTAAAAGGGAGTGTCCCTTTAAGTAGAATGTGAAAGCCCCTGCCGCTCTTGGACTTCTCGGTGTAGCTCTCACACAACCCTATAATTTCAGCCGCCAGCGGGGACAGGAAACCGTCTTGATCGTAGCCATCGTCTATGTCAATCCCCACATAGCCATTGTCGTTGAAGACGAACCCACAGTAATCATAGTGTCCCTCCGACACAGCCTTGAGAGCCGTGTCGAAGGAAGACCATGTTTCTGGATTGGTGGAGGAAGCGGCTTCTCGCTCAAATGCTTTCATCGGAACCTTGCTGTCACTGCGAGTACAGACCCATTGATTCAACCTTTTCAATTCTTCGGGTATGTTCTCGTATCGTGTCAAATCAGGCTCCTCCTTTTTGCAATTTTGTGCTCCAACTCGTTTACCAAAGCCCAAATCTTGTCCTGCTTGATGTTTTTCTGCACAGACACCCTGTAAACATTATCGGGAATGGTATCACCCTCCCGGTAAATAAACAGCAGAATGTCCCTGTCAGCGTCAGTGAAACCCTTTAGAGCGTGTTCACAGGCATACCAGTTCTGCTTATCAGCGTCAGAACGAAACTTCGGGTTGGGGTGTCTGGCATAGAATCTCATGCAGTGCTGGATATAGTCAGAATAGTATGTCCTCATTCTTCACCCTCCGCTTTGCGGGGAGCTGTCCTCTTGGAAACCTCGCCCTCAAAGTACCATTTGTTGTCGATGTTGATGGGGTAGCCGCTGACATCCGATTTCATCAGCTTCCCATGGTTGATGATGTGCTGGGCAGACGCAATCGCCATCTGGTTTTTCACCAAGTCTTTTCCAGTGCGAAGCAGGAAAGTCACCTTTCCGTTCGTATTTTTCAGCCTGTAGTTCATTCTCTGACCTCCTCATTCCATTCGGCAATGTCAATACCGTATTGTTTTAATTTGTAAGCGCACAGCCACGCTTTGTCCTCGTCACCCATTTCATACCGTTTCACAAGAGCGTCCAGTTCGGTGGAAAAGCTGTCATAAAAAGCCCGTAAGCGTTTCTTCCCAAAACCGAACTTTTCATGGAGTAGCCATAAAATCAGAGCGTCCATTTCATGCTCATTCTTTTTATCGAACTCGGCGCATTGGCGAAGAATTTCAGCGTCTATGGCTTTCTGTTCCTTTGCGCTGAACTGTACTCCGAAGATGTGACCCCTGTTTCTTTTGAAAACCGGCATATCAGACACCTACCACATGGGAAGCGATCATATCCGCATGGTGCGTCCAGAGCACATTCGGGAATCTCTGTACAGTGTTGGTGAACTCACGCCAATGTTCCCGGTCGGTGAAAGCACCCATGTGATAAAGAACGCACATGACTTCCTCCTCGGTCAGCGTCATGTACTGAGAGAGAAGAATGACCGACTTGTCACCATGTCCTTTGATAGCAGTGTCGGGGTTGTATTCCCACGCCTGTTCGTCATAGACAGGACACTCCCCATACCAATCTGCAATGGTTTCTTTAACCGGGTGGCGGTACTGGTCGATTTTACACAGGTCATGGAACATACCTACGATGAAGGGGCTTTCGGCTCTCTGCCATTTCAGACCATTCTTCGCAGACAGGTCTACCAGAGAGTTCATCACCATCAGAGAATGGTCGAACAGCCCTCCCTCGTAGGCTCCATGGTATTTTGTGCTTGCCGGGGAGCGAAAGAACCCATTCGCCAGCAGATAGGTTTTGAAGTCCTGAGAGATAATCTTGTCAAAACCAGCGGCTTCAAATAACTGCAATCTTTCCCGTTCTGTCATTGGTCTCCCTCCTTCATCAGTTCACAGATAAACGCCATATTACAGGCCATGTGCTTGTAATGTTCGATACCGCTCTCAGCGTCCTTTGAGCGGTGATCTTCAATGAAGGAAAGCCAGTGGCGGTAAAAAGCGTCTACATACCGTTGCAGTTCGACTTTCCTCCAATTATCCGGGTCATGGTATTTTTCCGTTCCATACTCCCGGACAACCGCAATATCACGGATAATTTGAACAGGGACAAGGGACAGCTTGGCTTTCCCTTTATCGTCCTTAGCAATCTCCATTTCATTTCCTCCTGCTCCGCAAAGCCCTCTGAACACCTTTTGACCTTTGCGCATACAAACTATTTGCGGCTTCACGCCACTTGCGCTCTTTCTCCCTGAGTTCATCGTGTGCTTTCTTCTCGGAGAGGTATTCGGCGCAAGTGGCATGACAACCCGCATGGCGTTTAGGTGCTATACAATCTTTGCAACACTTTATGCCCACGCTTACAGACCGCCGAGCAGTGCGTCAAGGTCAAGCCCCTTTGCGGGTTGCGCCGCAGGAGTGGGAGAGGGGGTAGGAGCGGCAGTGGCTTTAGGGGTAGCAGGAGCAGTAGCCCCCTCTTTGCCAAGCGTCAGAGCACGAGCGACAGGCTCAGTGTCGAAGTATTCTGCCGGGGACTTGTCACCAAAATTGGCGAAAGTAACCATCTTGTTGGGGTCTTTGTTGGACGGGAGCTTAGTGTGAACGACCTCGGCGCAGATGAAGTGGTCGATAAGCTCAGAGGGGTCAATGTCCTCCAAGGTGTAATCACCCATTACCGTTTTGGCAAAGTAGGAGAAAGCGTTCAGAGCCTTTTCATTCAGCTCGTCATTCTTGTCTTTGATGGAAAAACGCTCGATGTGGGTCATACCAGCGGCGTTCACCAGCATTACCTCGATCTTGCCAAACTCCTCGTCATAGGTCGCACCATATACTCGGAACACATAGGTTCCTTCGGGAATGAGAGTAAACCCGCTTGTCATAGGGATTCTTGCCATTGTCTTTATCCTCCTTAAAACAGGCCACGCTTTGTCGTGCCATTGTTCACAATGATTTTCGTAAGCTCCCAAGCCTGTTCCTCAGTGAAACCGGCTTTTGTATAGGCTTCATACACCTCATAAAGTTCTTGTGCGGCATCGTCCTTCGTTTCACCACGGTTTGCCTTTTCCAGCTCTAATTTCAGACACTCGATCTGCTCACGGCTGTTTTTAATTTCCTGCTCCAACTGAGCTTTGGTTTTGCTTGCCATTGTCTTTATCCTCCTTATTTCTTCTTAGAACTCACATACATGGCGTGGCCGACAATCAACATCAGTTCCACCAGAATGGTGGTGATTACACCGGCAACGAAAGGGTCAATATACATAGCGTCCTCCTTATTCCTCGTAATCGGTCGGGAAAATCAGACCAAGTGCTTCTTCGTTCTCGGCAGAGGAGAACTTCGCAGGACGCTTGATAACCAGAGCCTTGCCCTCGCTGGTTTCCTTCTCAGCGTTGTGCTTGACAAACATTTCCACGATGTCTTTTCGCTCAATGAGGGCGTAGGCACTATTGTCGATTGCGACCTTGTTCTGTGCGCCCTCCGTAGCGTAGATACGAACGCAATCCTTGATAACGCCATCGGCATACGGCATGACAGCCTTGTGGAGGTCACAGGGGTCGGTGAAGCTGTCGTAATTGATGATGTTCTCTACAAATTCGGGCATATCGGCAACCTCGGTGCAGGTGACGCTACGAATATCCTCCGGGATTTTCATAAACACCTTGTCGGAAGCGAGCCAGCGTTCGCCGTTCTTGCGATTGTAGACGATACCGTCAGAACCAAGAGCCTTTACAAATTTCTGAAATTTCATGGTGAAAATCCTCCTTATTTCACAGTCATGCGGTACTGCTCAGATTTTTTCTGATACTTCTCAAGCAGACCGTCAGCTTCCAGTGCCTTTTTGTCTATCGTAGTGGTTTCGGAGCGAGAGACTGTCCATGTGTAGGCAGACCCCTTGATCTCCACCTTTTTGTCACCGTCCCGGAACTGCTTCATAGCGTGTTCCTTGATGATGTCGTTGACCTCTTTCAGACGCTTCTCCTTGTCAGCGATTGCGGAAGTGGCTTTGTCCACCTCTGCCTTGAGTCCTTCCGCTTCCTTAATAAGAGCGTTGATGTCGGTGTCAGGGGTGAGATTGTGAGTACGCAGAGCCGCCAAAATCTCAGCGTCCTTCTTCTCGTCATAGACTGGGGAAATACCGCCAGCCACATACTCACCCCACCAAGACCCTACCTCGGCTACCATTCTCGCAAAATCCGGGTAACGCTCAGACACCTTAAACTCCACCGTAATGGTATTCTTGATGTTGGGAACATACTTGGTGGGGTCTGCGTAGTCCTTCTCCTCAAGGAAGGAAGCGACCATGATTACATTATCCACTCCAAGCAAGTATGCGTAGAGAGCCGCCTGTAGAGCGTAGTATTCGGGAGCGTCATTCTGCCAATCCTCAATGCGCTTGGTGGTTTTCATTTCGAGGACGGTATCGACCTTGCCCTCCTCGTCCACTCCGAGGTAGTCCCACATACCGCCAAAGTGAGGATTTTCGGGGAAGAAATCACCCCGAGTCTTGTTGAAGTAATCCTCACCGTAACGGTCGGTAGGGGTAATCAAATCCATGCCGTAGGACTTTTTCATATACTCGGCCTGTTTCGGCTCGATGGCTTTACCAGCGGCGGTATAGATGGTGTCCTCGAAGGGCTTCTCATAGGTCTTGGTAATAGCGCACCACATTTCAAAAGGAGTAGACCAAGGGTTCAGACCGAGAATGGTGGCGAAGCGTGTGCCGGTCACTTTCTTGGTACGCTTCGGCGGTGTAATCTGAATCTGGTTAGAGTCAAGCCATTTCATCATTTGTTACTCCCTTCCAGCATGGTGGTGATTTTGGTGATAAGGGTCTCACAATCAGATTTGCTGATTTCCGTAAAGCCCTTGGTCTGCACCGCAATCTGAGCGATCATTTCCTCCTTGGTGGGGTCAGCGTCCTTGAGCTTCTTCAAGACGCTCTTGAGACCCTTAATCTGCAAGGTGGTGGCATTGTCTGTCGGAGCGGTCAGTTCCGCTTTCACTTCCTGTCTCTGTTGGGGAGTGGCAGGAGCTTTCGGAGCACTATCAGCGGCGGGAGCAGACACAGGCTTACCCACATTTGCGTCAAAACTGTCGCTCTCACAGATGTCAAGAGCAATCATATACAGGTAACGGCGCATATAGGTGATAGACGAGCCAAGGGCTTGCATTTCGTTGGTAGCCTGTTTCCCGGTGTTGCTCACGATGGGAGCGATCTGGTTGAAGGGAGCTTCAAACTTAATGCTTTCCTCCCAAGGATTGTCGGTGTTCACGATTGTCATGGTGGCAATGCCAGAGGTGAAGTTTACAACAGGAATCAGACCGACCTCGCCAAAAATTCGAGTCGCAGTGGGGACAATATCGTCCAGTTCAAAGTACTTGAAGGACAGGTGCATATTTTTGCCTGTCTTCTGCACATCCGCTTCGAGGAACTTCGCTCTTGCGGTGAGCAATTTCTGATACACATTCATTGCAACGGTTTCGGTTTTCTTAGCTGTAGTAGCCATCTTTTTGCGTCCTCCTTTTTTCTTTTCGGGTTTTATGCCTAAAAAGTCATTGACCCGTTTCTTTGCCATTTCGATGTAAAAGGTCTTATCCACATCGGCTATAGTCAGGTGATTGTCATTGTCGATGATACAGCGGTCAGGAAGCATTTCGATCTTCGCCGTTGAATCGTTCTCAGCCTTAATCTTGAACAGCTTCCCGTAACGCTCGTCTGCCGTAGCATAGACTCGGTTCACTTTTTGTACCGGGACTTGCTCACCATCGACAAGGTGATATGCTTCACGATACTTCACACCAGCTTTTGCAATAATCTGGAACTGGAAAATATCGTCACAGCCGTTGATGGTGTCCTCCACTGGCGTACCGTTGACAAAAAACTCCCGGAGGGCGGTTGCCACGATACAGCAGGAATTGTTGATTTTCCATGCGCCCACATTGGAGATACCTTTGACAAGGTAGCCGCCTTTTTCCTTGACCTCTCCGCTTGGCTGAACTTCGATGTAGTTGTTTACATCTTTCTGCGCAATCTTCACAACGGAATCTTCTTCCAGCTCAAATCCTGTCCGCTGTTGCCATTCGTCACAGATTTCGTCCAGTTTTCCAAGGTCTGCCCGGTCGCACTCGACCATGATACCGTCTGTATTGAGTTGGACTATTTTCAGCCCCGGAATATCGGCGTAGAGGTGTTCAGCCAGTTCCAGCAGAAACAACTGCCCGGTGATACACACAGAGCGTCCCATCAGAGGGTCAAACAGGTCGTTGTACTTGTTCAGCAGTGCGCCATAGGTCGTGTTCACAACCAGCTTGAGCGCATTGGCGGTGGCTTTATCGCCGCTTGCTTTGGCTTTCATTCTGGTTTCCAGCACATCTTCAAATACCTGCGCCGAAGGAATATTGCGGGAGGTGTAGCCGCACAGTGTCATGAGGTGGGGATAGTAGCTCGCCACATCTTTGTTGCGGATAACCCGGTCTGCGGTTTCCTCGAAAAAGTAATTGGGAATGGCGGCATGAATCCCGCCGTACCCCACAACACCCGGACACTCCCCAATGGAAAAGGTCTGCTTGTCGCTAAACAGCTCCTTGTCGGAAATCTCAGGGTCATACATCTTGTCAAAGAAATCAAAGATTTCCTGCGGGATATACTCACGCTTGAGGTGATCGGGGTACACATACTTGCGTTCATCGTCATGAGGTTGCTTCGTTGCTTTCAACAGAGCCGCAGTTAGCTTGGCGTTTGTCATGCCCATGGCTTTCACATCGTCCAGACCTGCGAGTTTTCCGATATGGATTTTGTTCTTGAGGTAATCCTTCCGAAGCTCCACCAACCGCTCTGTAGTGTCAACATCGTGCATACAATACTTAGCAGTTTCTTTCAGCTCCGCTTCGGTCAATGCCCTGTCGATGTCAAAAGGTACGGTGGACTCCTCAACAGATAACCCCAAGTGTCCTTCGATAGCCTTTAGGGACAAGCCCATCTGCATATCGTCTTTGATGTCCACATTGTTGAAGCGGAAAAAGAAGTCTTTCAGAGGTGGGTATTCCCAGCCCTGACCGCCGCCAATAAGGTAATCGTTGACCTGTTTCACCTCCTGCGGAATAAACCCACAGCAGATTGCTTTGATGATGAACTGATCGTAGTGCTTGCTGTTAAATCCGACATAGATGTTGTCCTCTGTGATACACTGCTTCAACACCTCATTATCGTTATGGACAACGGTATATTTGCCGCTTTCCATATCTTTGAGAACCACCAGCCAGTCTTCACAAAAGACCTCTACATCGTAAACAATCAATCTCACTGTCTCACCTCCTATTCCACAAAATAGCAACCGTTCTTACGGTAGGTCGTGCAACGCTTCTTGTAGGACTTTACAAGGTAAGCGATATTGTCAACAAAATCATAGGCAATGGGGTCTGTCTTGCCCTCACAGACACGAGCGATTCTGCCAATGCTCTGTGTCACCACCGCATAATCCTTTTGAGGTGTAGTGAGGAACAGCCGCTCTAAGCGAGGTATATCCAAGCCTTCTTTTGCCAGTGAGTAGGTAGCGAACAGGTACTTTTTCTTTCCTACCCGCATATCTTCAATGGCTTTTTCCCGTTCGGCCTTGCCCTTTTTCGTTGTCATTTTTCCGCTCACCATCACAGCGTCCCGTCTCATGTGCGCCGGGAGCCAGCTCATAAGGTGCTCCAAGTGATTGAGCCTGTCAGAGAGAATTAGACAGCTCTTGCCCTCGTTGAGCTTGATTGCGTTGACGATAATTTCTTCCCGGCAAAGATTTTCGGTGAGGTAAGTAATCAGCTTTGAGTAATTCAGCGTACCGTCAGTATTCAGACACGCTCGTCCAAGCTCCACTCCTGTTGAAACAGGGAGAATACCGACTTTCATAATCTTGTCACCAACGGCTTCATCAGGAACGGTGTAGATCACATGACCGAGAAGTGCGTAGGTGGCTTCAATCATACCGTCTGACCTGTGTACGGTAGCTGAGAGACCGATTTTATGTCGAGCCGCTAAACTGTTCAAAACCTTGTAAAACTGCGTCATAGCGGTGGGTGTCCCGGAACAACGGTGGCACTCGTCCACAATGACGGTGTCCCACAGGTTTTTATACTGGGAGAGGTCGAGTTTGCACATGGTCTGAATGGTAGCGAATGTGATACCGCTTCCAATGTTGACCTTGCCCTCGGTGATTGTGCCAATCAGCCGTTTGTCCATGTATCGTTCCGCTCGTTCCTTGCTCTGTCTGAGCAGGTCAAGCGTATGGGTAAGCCAGAGGGCTTTCTTTTCAAATCGCTTTACAAGAGCTATCCCCATCTGCGTTTTACCGCTACCTGCGGGGCTTTGCAGAATACCGTACTGTCCAGCCGCCACAGCGTCCACAGCGACCTTTTGGTAGTCATACAGGGGAATATCTACCCCTCCATACAAAACCCTCTCAGGGGCTTGGAAATCGCCCACAAACAGGGCGTTCTCCTTCACAGAATCAGGTAGTGTCCTCAGCGTCCCGAAAGGCAGGATAAGGGTGTTTCCTCTCTGCTCATACAGGCTGAGAACCTTTGGGGTGTTACCGAGCCACAGATTCATGCGAGCTTTTTTGGCATAATCCGGGTTGGGAATCGTCAGGTGCTTTTTGCACCATATTTGCATTTCTGCCGATGGGTTTTCGATTGTAAGTGTGTTGGAAACGGTGATAATCATGCGAACACCACCCACGCTTCCAGAGCGCACCCGTAAAAGCACATTTTGTCAAAGCCGATACTCGATTGGGTTTTAGAAAGGCGTTTCAGCGTTTCGTAATCAAGCATGAGAATGCGGTCTGAACACAGGAGAGCGAACCAGCCCTTTCCATTTCCGCTGTTCTGCCATGCTTTCATAGCAGTGTGCTGATTGTCCTCAATTCTGGAAAATGTGAATCTTCCTCTCGAACACACCTTACAGTCAATGAGATATGCTTTGCCGTTTCTAACCGCAATCACATCTGCCGGTTGACCTGCCTGATTCTGAGCGAGGTTGTGACACCAGAAGCCCTGCTCAAAGAGGATTTCACAGAAAGCGGACTCAAAATCGTTGCCGAGCTTCTTATTCGTCATACTTCTCGTCCTCCTCTCTGTAGCGTTCCAGCTCCTTCATGCGGGAGCGGAAGTAGTCAGCCGCTTCGTAACCCATGTATCGCTCCACCAGATAGGCAAAATCATGCTCTGAGAAAAGGGTCTCGACCTTTCCGTCTTTAAGCTCCATCGTGCTTGGCATTGTGTGACACCTCCTCGTACTCCTGCATAAGCTCAAGAATCGTAGAGGAGTAATTTGTATTGGTAACTCCGCTTTCCCAAGCCTTTTGCGCTCCATAATCACCCATGTTGTACGCCATCAGAGCCTTGCCATAATCACCATATTTTTCGATGTAACCGCCAATAATCGTGATACCGCAAAAAGCGTTCTGATAAGGGTTGAGGAAGTCTGCGGTTCGGTATTGCTCCTCAAGCCAATCATGGTTTACAGCGTTGATCTGCATGAGACCGTAATCGTTTGTGGAACTGACAACTTCCGGGTTGAAGCCGCTCTCATGCTCAATCATGGCGAGAGCCAGCGTTACCGGGACGCTTTTCTCTGCGCAAATTTCGTAAATGTATCTCTGCAAAGAATCTGATAACGGAATGTCATACAGAAACACATCTGCGTTTTTGGGAAGCGCACCAGACTCATACACCGGGACTTCCACCTTCTCGGTGATTGTCACCGTTTTCTGCGGAGCGGTGAATTTCCCAATAGCAAAGCCTATCGCCATTCCTGCGACCGCCAGCCCTACGAGAACACCATACAGGCGTATCAGGTTGCGTCTTGGTTTTCTTTTGCTTTCTCTACATTGCGTAGCCATTTTTGAAAATCCTCCTCATTTTTCGGGTCTTCGTAGAACTTCTGCAAAATACCCACCAGTGGTCTTGCGAGGTCTGTAATCTGCGAATCACTGAGATTCACATTCAGAGAGGATTTTGTCACATTCATCAAGAACCACCTTTGCCTTGGGGTAGGTGTAGACACCCCGGATAATGCTCGACATTTCGGGTGGCTGAACTGTGATACCTCGCTTACGCAGTTCGAGAATCAAATCCACTTGCTTGACACCGAGCTTCTTCATTCGTTCCTGAATGTGGCTCATATTTTTACCTCCTTTCGCAATTCAGAAAACGGGAATTGCCTTGACAACAAAGCGAATTGATGTTATTATTCTTATAGGACTACTCAATCCTCGCCCCTCCTCGAAATTGCCACTTTCAAGGGGGTCGGTTTCTTATTGTCAATTCGGAAATCCCGAACTTCTTGGTCTTATTATAGTTCTTCTTTTGCGAATTGTCAATAGGCAAATTCAAAAAATCTAAATTAAAATTTGTGAAAGGAGAATCATCATGTCTTTCAGAGAAAACATCAATCGAATTTGTATTCAGCGTGGGACAAATCTCACCGCTGTCGTGAAGCAGGTCAAAGGCTCGTCTTCGTTCACCAGTGCCATCAATAAGGGGTCGCTTCCAAAAGAAGATGAAATGGTGGAAATGGCAAAGATACTGCATTGCTCTGTCCTCGATTTCTTCATGGACGAAGAAGACCTTGCGCCGCAGAACGAGCCGCAGAACGAGGACGAGAAAGACATTCTCAGGGTCTATCGCTCTCTTTCCAGACGAACCAAGCATGAGTTCATGGCTATGGTGTATGAATTTGAAAACCGAGAAGAATTAGAGGGGGATAAAGAATCTTCTGCGCACAGCGAAGATAATCCCCATAGAATTGCTCAGGCGTAAGAAGTACTTGGAGGTGATACTACGAAAGCGGTAATCTATGCCAGATATTCGAGCCATAACCAGAGAGAGGAATCCATAGAAGGACAGCTTCGTGAGTGTCACGACTTTGCACTGAAAAATGGAATGACGATCATCGGTGAATATTGCGACAGAGCAATCTCAGGTAAAACCGATAATCGTCCAAACTTTCAAAGGCTCATAAAAGACAGCGAAAAGGGGCAATTTGAAGCGGTGATAATGTACACCCTTGACCGCTTTGCCCGAAACCGATACGATTCAGCCATCTACAAAGCAAAGCTGAAAAAGAATGGCGTGAAAGTCTATTACGCCAAACAGCCCATGCCTGATACCCCGGAAGGGATTATTCTGGAATCAGTGCTGGAAGGGTACGCAGAATACTATTCGGAGAACCTGTCTCGGAACATCAAGCGAGGATTAAAAGAAAATGCCCTACAGTGCCTTGCCGTAGGAGGGGCAGGTATGCCCTTGGGCTACACTGTAGGGGAAGACAGGAAGTATAAAATCGACCCTGTTGGGGCGAAAATTGTGCAGGAAATCTTTCAGATGTATGCCGATGGTATGTCGGCAACTCAGATTATCAACGAGTGTAACAGACGAGGGTATAAAACCTCACGAGGGAACGCCTTTAACAAAAACAGTCTGCGCACAATGTTGAAAAACGACAGGTACATCGGGGTCTATCGCTTCGCAGATGTTGTAGTGGAGGACGGTGTGCCGCCTATCATAAGCCGGGAGCTGTTCGAGAAAGTACAGGCCACTCTAAGGCACAACTATTCGGCTCGTGCGAGGAATAAGGCTAAAGACGATTACCTTCTCACTACAAAATTGTTCTGCGGTCATTGCGGCTCTTCCATGGTCGGAGAAAGCGGCACTTCCAGATCGGGCAAGCTCCACCACTACTACAAGTGCATTGACCGTAAGCGGAATCACAAATGCAAAAAGGCGGTGGAGAAAAAGGATTGGATAGAGGAACTGGTGGTGCGGTTCACCGTTCAGAATGTATTGAATGATGAAACCATAGAACGCATTGCCAGAAAGACCATGGAGATTATTGAAAAGGAGTCGGCTGATACCTCCTATCTCAATGGACTTCAAAATGAGCTGAAAGACATTAAGAAGAAAATAAAAAACCTCATGAACGCTATCGAACAGGGGATAATCACACCCACCACCAAGGAACGAATGGACGAGCTGGAAGCTGAGAAGAACGACTTGGAGGGGAAGATTGCTCGTGAGGAAATGAAAAAACCACTCCTGACGAAAGAGCGCATAATACACTGGCTCAATTCGTTCAAGAGTGGTGATATAGATGATATTGAGTATCGGCGCAGAGTGGTAGATACTCTGGTGAACTCGGTGTATGTTTACGATGATGGAGAAAAGGGACGGAGAATCGTCTTCACTTTCAATATCTCCGGGCAAAACACAGCCACGCTTTCGTGTTCGGATATAGCGTGTATGGCTCCACCAAAAGGTGCAAATCCGAACACCTTGTTTTTTGTAAAACACTGTTTCGGGTTTGTTATGAATATAGAGGAGGTAGGTTAAACGCCTACCTCCTCTTGTTTTGTTTGTAAGTTATTCTTCTTGTTCTCATACAAGTAGTTAAAGTAGTTGTTCTTTGGTTTTTGCGTGTAACTTTTGCATAGTACGCGTGTATATAGAGAAAGTTTACGCAAAAACCGATTTTTAACTACTTTAACTACTTTACCTGCGACTGTTTCAGCTCCAAGACAGCGGATTCAATGAGGTTTTCAATCTCCTCTGCGTTCAGCGTGAACCCCTTACTGTTCAGAAACTCAATCACATATTTCTTCTTTTCCTCTCCTCTGCCGCTACCGACATAGAGCATTTCTGCCGCCTGTACAGCGACCTGCACCCACAGCTTGATGGTGGCGAATTGTTCCGCACTCACCTTGGTCTTGATATAGGGAATGAGGAAAGCGGTAATCAGCGAGAAAATGAGGGTCAGAACTGCGGTGATGATAGGGGTAAGATCAACCATTGTAATATCCTCCTTGTTCGTTGAAAGATTGTTCGGACGGTTCGATGTTGTAATGCTTCATCAGCTTTATACGGTTCTCAACCTTGGCCTTGGAGTAGTAGAAGCCTGTCCCTGTTGCGGTCTCTGCGGCAACTGCTGGAATGAGGTATGCCATCGGAGAGAGGTCGCAGGTGCGCCACATCATAATGATGGAGAACACAATCACCACAATGTTGATGGAGAATACTACGACCACAATTTTCTTGGAAAATTCCCAAGGGGCTTTTTGCTTCTTCCGTCTGCGCCTTGCCATTAGAGCTTCTTCGCATGGTCAAGAGAAATCCAGCCAGCCCCGGATTTCAGCTTGCCCCACTCGGAAGCACCCTGACCGCTCTGCTCTGCCACGATGGTGTAGACACCCGGCTTGATGAAGCCGTTGGTTCCGTAATTCGTACCCGCTCCCTTGCGGATATACAAATCAGGAATTGTCACACGCACAGTGTACGGTTTGAATGGGGTTGTCACGGCGGTCTTACCGCCATATACCACTTTACCGTTTTCATCATACACCTCATATCCGGGGTTCAAGTCGGCCTGTTTCTTGGCGTTTTCCAGAACAGAGTAAGCACCAATCTGGCTCTTAGCGTCAGACCAGCTCTTACGCACTCTGTAGAGCGTTTTAGAGGTAGGGGGTGCAGTTGTACTACCTCCACCAGAAACGCCGCTCAGACGCTCTGTGACGGCCTTGGCGAGGTCTCCCATGCGGTTGTACATCCAATCGCCGGGACAGCTCTTATTGGCGAACCAGCGGTGTACGGTGAGCACCATTTCATCAGCTTTCGGGTTGTAGTTCAGCGTCTTGTTTTTGTCCCCCAGCCAGAGCAGTTTCTTTTTGCCGTTGCGCTTGCAGATGTCCACACACAAGTCAATGAGCTTGTTGTAGACAACCGTTTTGAACGCATAGGGAGCGGAGGTGTCGGAAGCGCACTCGATGGTAACGGCTCTCTGGTCGTTTGCATTGCTGGAAGAACACCACGAGCGGTTCTTCTCCTCGCAGTACATACCGACTCTGCCGTCAGAACCAATACCGTAGTTACAGCTTGCCTGTCTGGAAGTGGGCAAGAAGATGTTCCCCAGCGTTTCCACCGAACACTGCCCCACAACGCAGTGAGGAGTAATTCGGTCAATGCTGTGCGTCCTCTGCCCGGAATGGTTTGGTGACAGCTTTGTGTAGCTCACCAACGGACTGTTTGTGTAGGCCATGGTTTAATCCTCCTTGTCTTTGAGAAGCGGAAGCCTTTCCACTTCTTTCATGATTTTTTCAGCCGTACCGTTACCGCCGAGTTCTTTGTAGGGAAGGTACAGATAGTCATGCAAATTCTCGTAATCGTCCTTGGTGATGAACCCTTGCTTGATATAGCAAGCCCCAAGGTAACAAATACGGTCATGCCCAAGTCCTCTGAGCATTTTCCCTTCTGTGCTCTCCTTCTTGTCTTTCCTCTGAATAAGAAAGGTGATAAATGCCCAAAAGCCGGTGCTTGCAAATACGGCGGTAACGATACTGATAATCAGCGTGGTTTCCGAAATCATTTCCTGTTATCCTCTCTGTGTTTACTCGGTGTATTCGACCCAACCTGCCGGGTATTCATCGGGAGACCAAGTGTTTCCGTCAATCGTAGACTGGTACAGCTTGCCGTTGTAGTTCACGATGTCCCCTTTGTTGTAAGCGTCATGCGCCCCCGTGGGCTTCGACCAGATGGGGTAGCCACTCTCGTCAAGCCCGATTGGGGTGTACAACGCCGAGGTCTTATCGGGTAGCCAGTCAGCCTGAGAGGTGTGTGCCTGTGCCACCTTGTAAAGCTGGGGGTCTCCCACACTGTTTACGCCGTAGGTGAAGCGGTCGTTCTGCTTATACGCAACGCCAACTTCCCATGGGCGGTAGAGCGCAACGCAAATCAGAGCGGTGTCCTCGTCAAGGCTTGCTCCTGCGTAGTCCATAGCTTCCCGGATTGCCTGTGCCTGTTCGATCATGCTCATACATTCACCCCCACAATTTCCAGAGCTTCTTTCATGTCCTGTACAATGCTTGCGCCCTCGTTGATTTCAAGCGTCCTGCCAGTGACAAGCCAGTCGCTCAGATTTCCTTCGATTTCCTCCCGCAGACCCTCTTTGTTCGCCAGATGGAAGGTATATTCGTCATACTCGAACATCGGGATTTCCTGCTCCGTCATTTCATCGACTTCCGTGACCTCTTTGATGTTCTCCCGCAGACGAACTTCCACATATCCCGGCATGGGTGCGAACGGCTCAATACTAAGCGAGTTGGGCGAGACATTTCCTCTTACTCTCATTGCTGACAACCTCCTTTAACTTTTTGATGTTGACCGTTTCGTAGTACTTTTTCTTCATGGCGTATGAGTTGGTGTGCTTGAAACAGGCGCACCGGGAGAGAAACCCGGAAGCCATTCTGTATGAGACAGGCCGGTTCTGCCGCTGTAGCTTTTGAATAAACCTGCTCTGCCGCATAAGTGCCAACGCCCTTCTCTTTCGGATGGTGGTAAAACCAATTCCGAAACACCTCCCTACGAAATCTATCTTTCGTCCCCTGCGGCCTGTCCTTTCCTTGCAGTATGGCTGAATACGAAACAACTGGTAGTCGTGTTTCACCGTCATACCCAGCTCCTCCACAAACAGGAAAATATCGTGAAGGGCTTTCCTCAGCTTTCGTTTGTTGCTGTCTATCAGCACCAGATCGTCAGCGTAGCGGATATAGTGCCGTATTCGGTGCTTTTGCTTGATAAGGTAATCCAGCGGTTGCAGGTATAGTTCTGCCAGCCAAGGGGAAGTATAGTTCCCGATGGGAAGCCCCGGATTGTGGGAGTCAATCACCTTGAAGATGATTTGCAAAGCCTTTTCGTCTTTGATTTTCTCCCGCAGTCGGGCTTTCAGCTTGCCATGAGGAATAGATGGGTAGAACTTGCTAATGTCCATTTTCACGCAATATTTTGCGTGTTTCCTGTCCCGCACAGTGGCTCTCTCCACACCCTTGCAAGCAAGGTCAATGCCCCGGTTGGGGATATTGGCGCAACTCCATCGGTAGGACGATTTCTCAATAATCGGCTTGAGAATCTGCATAATGGCGTGGTGTGCGCACTGGTCGGGGTAGAACGCCGGGACTTGCAGTTCCCGTTCTTTTCCAGATAACCCGTCCTTGATGATACGGGTCTTATATGGGGAGAGAAAATCCATGCGGCTCATTCGCTCGGAAAGGTCGTTGGCGTAATACTCCAAATTATCAAGGACTTCTTTCACCATTTTTCGCTTTTTCTTCTTTTGAGAAGCGTTGAGGATAGCCAGTCTGCAATTTTCCACTGAAACTATCCGTTCATAGAGGAATCCAAACCTTTTCATCTGCTTTTGTTTCTTACAGGGCTTTCGAGAGTGAACCTACTAACCCTGTCCCTCCAAACTATTTTTTACCAATGGGTACGGCGAAACAGTATTTGATGATTTTTACCGTTTAACAAAAGCAGGCGAGAGCCAATGTTCGTGTTGGAATTAGACGAAGTGTTGTTCAAATTAGCCGTAAAGAGACCGCAATTCGACCCATTATTCCAATTACCGCCGTGTTGGAACACTCGCTTTTACTGTTCGCCTTAGCGTGTTTCGATTTTCAATATGGTGTGTTCACCCACTTATGTGGGGGAGGAAATCCCCCACACCCCCTCAGGAGGGGATATAAAGCAGGCGAGAGCCAAGGGCCGCGTTGGAAGAAGACGAAGCGCTGTTCAAACGAGCCGCAAAGGGACCGCAAACCGACCCATAAGACCAATCACCGCCGTGCTGGAACACTCGCCATCCTGTGCTACTCCAACAAGCGTCACACATATAGGTGGACTCACTGCCGCTACCAGCCGCAGAAGAAAGCATGACATGGGGATTTGCCCCGGTGTCCAGACCCTCCTCAGTGATATAGGAGCTACCCCAGTTTGTCGCTCCTTTGAAGGAAAGCTGGGTGTAGCCGGTTGCAGTATCGTCAGCGTACTTGGAAGGGTCGTTGCAGATATAGTAAGTGCCGTCGTTCCAGTTCACGCCATCGACCCATTCCCACACATTGCCCCAGAAGTCCTCGATACCTCTGTAGACAACGCCGGTCTTACCGTCTGTGCCAGAAGGTCTGCCGGTGAGGTTGGGAACGCTGTTGCAAGACCCGGTTCTCAGCGAGCCGCTGTTTCCGTCACAATATCCTCTGCCGATAACGCTCTGCACATTGTTGTTTGCAAACTCCACCAGCATGAGCATTTGAATGGCAGATACCGCCGCAATGTCAATCAGGCTCCATCCTGCGCCCTTCGCCTTGGCGTTACTGCGGAAAGTGGCTCTTGTCTGTGACGCTTGCGGACTTGCCCCGGAGACGGATTTATTGTTGCTGGAAGTTTTGTACGCACCCACATAGGCGTGGTCGCACTCCCGACCTGCATGATTGAACAGGGGGTGTACCGAGAAACCAGCCGTAGGCTTGTCTGCGATCTGAATATGCTCAACCGTCCCCTCACGATAGCGGCGGTAGTAAAATTTCGGGATTTTCACCATCACATCGTTGGTAGAGAGGGTTTCCCGCACCATGCCCTTCCAAGGCATGACATCATCGAAATCGCTGTGACCAGCGTTTGTGCCGATAGAAGCGGTGGCGGTCATGCCCACTGCCATGTCGGTTCTCGCCCACACAGGGGAGGACGCTTTAATATCCCGGCTGATACCGAAGATTTTCACAAAAGACAGCTCCACCGTTTCGCTCTGCCCGTCCGAGGTGATTACAACCTGCTCGAAAGCGGACTCGCCGCCGCCGGTCGCTTTCACAGTCCATGTGCCGACCTTGTGTACCTTGAACTGATACCTGCCGCTGGTGCCGGTTGCGGTATAGGTCGTGCCATCGAGGGAGCAGGTACAGGTCGCTCCTGCCGGGTAGGTGACATCAATGGTGGCGGTGAAATAGTAGTAGGTTGCTTCATAGTTCGATACAGCACCCGCCACAGACACCTTGGCTTCGGTGTTCTCAGGCTTGGAATACCCGTCCTCCGCACCGTACTCGATGTGATAGGTGTGTCCGATGGGGACGGTGAAAGAAGCCTTTTTCTGCGTCTTGGTGAGCGTGGCGGTCTTGGTGTACTGCCCGTCCGTCTCGTCCACGCAGGTGATAGTGACGCTGTTAAATGCGCTGTCATTGTCAATGTTGATGGTGACATTCGCCGTTTCCCCATCGGCAGGAGCGGCACTCGCCCGGTTTTTCTCATTGCTCGACAGGTTATACACGCCCTGAGAGGAATACGGGAAAGCGGAGAAGTAGTAGGTCTTCCCCTCGGTCAGACTGCTCACGGTGTACTCCTCGGTCACATATTTCCCAAGCTCTTTGTTGTCAATAACCAGCGTACCTTCGGTGGTGCTGGCGGGGTAGCCATCTTCGCCCATGCGAATCATTACGCCGCCGACCGAACAGAGCAGATTATCTGCGCTGTCATAGCTGTCTTCGGGTTCCAGAAATCTCAGCCCAATGGTGGTGCTGGATTTTGCGAAAGCGGTAAACGCTCTCATGTTGTTGGGTGCCTGTCCTGTCTTTTGCAGGATATTATCTACCACCCATTTTGCTTCTGCCCAGCTCATTTACTTTACCTCCTCGCTAATTGTCAGCCCATCACTGCCGAAGGTGACGGTCTTTGTCAGGGTCAACAGCTCGTTCTCATACAGCTTTTGGACGATTTTATCTGCCGAAACGAAAGTGGTTTCGATTTTCTTATCGCCGTAAGTCTCGGTGATGGTCTGCCCATCGGCAGAGAAAACGGTGTTGCGGGGGTCAAAACCGTCTGTCTTCACATCGAGCGAATCAATCTGGTTTTGCAGGTTTCCCGCCACATCGTCACCGAGCTGACTCTTGATAAACTCAAACCAAGTGTTGAATAGCTGTTCCTGCTGGTTTTCAAAGGCGGTGATCTCATTGCGGTAATCTGTTTTGATGGTCTCAACGATACCGTCACCCTCGGCTTCCAGCTTCGCAATATAAGCGGTAAAACCAGCCTGTGTAGCGTCTGCGGTGTCCTCAAACAAGCCCTTCTGCGTGTTGAAGTAATTCTGAAAGGCGGTATAGAGGTCTGTGCCGCTCTCTACCATCGACATGAGGGTGTTCAGAGCTTCGTTCATGCGGTTGGCTTCCTTTGCCCCGAAGAACGAGTTTTCTTTCTGGCTGTACACCGTCACATCTTGGAACGAGACCGTTCCGTCACCGTTTTGGATTTCGGTGTACCGCTTTAGCCCACTCCAAGTAGCGTCCGTGTAATTGACTGGTAAAAGTTCCCATGCCATTACAGTTCTCCTCCCTTCATTCCAAAATTCCATGTGAACATCCGTCTCCCCTCGAACTCATTGGTGAGCCTGTCGTAGAGGTCGAGAATCGCCCCTTCCAGCCGGTTGAGTTCGTAAAAATCCATCACATTCCCGTTGTCAACATAGATTGGCGGGTTGCCGTAATCCATGTTGAGGGAGCCGTTGTTCACCGTTTTCAGATTCTCCTCAAGCTGATTGATTTCGTCAGCGTAGAAGTAATCTGCCGGGGTGCGGTCTTCCCCAAGGGAGACGATAGTAAACTCGTCATACAGGCGGCTTGCCAAATCCCGCAGGTAGTCAAGGTTGTTTTTGATACGGTTGAAATCTGCCGCATTAAACCTGTCCCCTGTGTAATTACCTGCGGAATCTGTAGCCCCATGCCAATCGGTTTTAGGGGTTTGCCAAGCCATATTTCGCACCTCCTACCCTTCGGGCAGTCACCTTGCCCGAAAAACTTTGATTGAAATTGAGGGTCTGCCGGTAGATGTTCACCTTCATGTCGTTGTGGAACTTGTTTTCCTGATACACGATGTCGTTCACATCAATCTCCGGGTTTCCTCTCGTGTCGTATTCGTACTCAATGCCGGAAGCGTAATAATCGCCCAACCAGTTCGCAAGGTCGGTAGCCATGTCAATGTCGGACATCAGAGGGTTTTCCCACTTGATGGTCTTACCCCGGTTGTTAAGGGTTTTGACTGCGTACCGCTCCACGATTTTGTATCGGTAGCCGTAAATCTCCAAGCGGTATTTCCCTGTCACGCTGAACCGCACCGTGATGTAGTAGTTGCCCCAATCCTCAATCGTAACGCCGCCTATCGTGTCTTCCAGAACCGCCCGGAAGCCGTAGGAGGGTTCGCCAATAAAGAAGGTTTCCACATCACCGGCTTTGACCTCCACATCTTCACCGACAAGGTTATCTTCCTGTGTACCGTTCTGGTAGCTGTAACAGGGGACGATTACCTCCTTGATAAGCTCCTGTTTGATGGCTTTTGGTGAGGAGGTCATGTCGGTTCGGGTCATAGTGAAATCCGTAATATCGCCAAAACTAAAATTGTTCAGCACAATGCGGTTGTACGGCTCTGCTGTTTTGGTGAACTCGATCTCCATGGTGTCAAAATCGTCAAGGTCGATATGCAGTATCGTGACCCGTTCGATTTCGTCTGTGCCTACCGTGTACTCCGTCACAAGCTGACGGTCGTTGTAGGTGCGGATAACAAACTCCGCAGGAATCGCATTGCCGAACACAAACTTTGCGCCGTAGTACATACAGGCCACTTCCTGCTCAATCGTAACCACGGGGTTACTTGCAAACCGCCCGTTTTCATCAGACAGCTCCGCAGATACGAAGCCGGTGTTGAATGTTTTGCCGCTGAGATTGCGGGGCAGGAAGAACATCTTCCCGTCAGCCGTGGTGTAGTTCGTATTCAGCGAAGCGTATTCGTCCTTGACGCTATCGTCCAGAATCTTGTCCGCATTGGAATACGCCGCTTGGGTCTTTGCGCTTGCGGTGGCTTCCGGGACGAAATTGGATTTAATCTGGATAGTGCCAAATCTGGTCTGTGTGAGAACACACCTGCAAGCGTTGGCAATAATCTGTAACGCTTCTTTGTGCTGTACCCTCGGTATGGGGTTCTTGGTGAAAAGCGTCCTGAGCTGGGGGTCGATATAATAATCGGTCATTCCTGCGTCCCGCAGGACATCTTCTGTCAGCTCGTAGTAGCTCACACCTGCGCTGTTGTACATTCCCTTGTAGTACTCGGAATCCATATTTCTGAAAATGTCTTGACAGCGGATAGTGGCAGTGTAATCGTCCGACTCCCATTCAGAGCACAACAGGCGGTTTCCACGAATCCACTCAATCTCCCCGGTCTTTGGGAGCTGGTAGCCGTAGTAGATTTCCATTTCCTGCCCGGTTTCAAGGAAGTTTATCGCAGACTTGGGATTGTCCACATTGAAATAGTGGTCGTAATTTTTGAGCTGTACCGAGAAATCAATCTGCGGCACATCTGCCCCAATGGGAGACACATAGCTCTCAAGGGAAGAACTCATGACATCTTGGTTGTAGTACACCAGTCCATACCCGAAGCGGATGGAGTAAATACGCACCCGGCTCTGAGGGTTCTTCATGGTGTAGAATATGAGCCGCACCTGCGTTGTGTCTGTCAGTACTTCCTCAGTGGAGAAAACCGCTTGGTCGTTGTCCCGGAACTCTATGACCTGTCCGCTACTGCTTACCATGTCAAAATCCACAGGGTGGTTCTCCCCGAAATTGATGGTGATACCCTTGAAATCGGTAGCCACGATATTGAGGTTGATCGTAAGCTCGAAAATTGCTTCTGTCAGGAGCTTGTCGCTGATAATCCCGGTGTCAAGGTATGCGCCCGACTGGTTTCTCCGTGGGAGGAAAAACATCGACCCGTCCACCTTGGTGAAGTTTTCCTCAAGGGTAGCGTAGACCGTATCGTCACTTTTTTCACCGAGAACATTTTTGGCGTTTGCGTAGTACGCAAAATCGCCCTCCTCAACGGTGGCTTTTGCCTGTGCTTCTTGGTTAATAAGACCGAAAGAGAGCATGATGTATGCTCTCTCCCGGAGAGAGGATTTCATGCTTTCCTTGTATGCCTTTGAAACCTTCTGCATAAAATCCCCTCCTTACTCTCCGCAGTCCACCAGATTCACTTTACAATTCCTGTAGTGTGTCGGTTTTCCGCTATTGTCTGTCCAATAAGGTTCTCCCGTCCTATCGCCGGGGTACATTTTGATGGTCTTCCGGGAATTGGTAACGGGGTCTACGAAAGTTACATAAACAAAGAAATTGCTCAATGCGTTTAGAATCTGCCTCCACTGTTCAGCGGTGAGCCAAGGCCATTCAAGACCGTCAATCTTGTACTGGTCTCGACCCACACGCTGACCGACAACCGAGCCGTTGGCGTTTCTGCCAGCGTCCACGACAGTGGTTACAATGGGGCGCACCCCTCGCTTCGGAGGGGGTAGCTCGTAGCCATTGATTGCGATATAGGACATTTCCGCACCTCCTTACTTCACGAACACATAACCGTTGGCTTTGCGCTGAGTGGTTACAGCGTCAGTGACAGTGCGATTGCCGATCTGAACAATGGTCTGCTCGTTTTTATCAGCCTGTCGGCGCATATCGTCTGCCATCTGGGACAGCGTGGGTTCGACATACTCCTTGTAGAACTCCTTCATGCACTCCTCAAAGCCGGTGACAGAGAGATTGCGGTTGCTTGTTACATCGGCAGATACCGACTTGGCGAACGAATCACTGGTGTAATATTTGAGAGCGGAGGTGTCTACCGCAAACCGCATGACAGGGCTTACGCTGGTGAAGGAGTTTGCCCAACTGTCCACAACGCCCTTGGTGGTCTTTCCAAGAGTGGTAATCCCGTTGTTGTAGCCAAGAACGGTGTCCCCGCCAATGCGTTCAAACACCTTGGAGGGAGAATTGGAATCCAATTCAGACTTAAATGCGGCGATTGCGTCATTTGCCCACTCACGCATATAGCGGCGGGAAGTGTAGTACAGGTCGTTGATACCAGAGTTAAAGCCGTTCACAACATCCCTTGCGATTTCGTAGAACGCACTGCGGGAAGCAATGTCGCTGAACCACGATTTCACATTGGAAGCCCAAGAAGTCATGCTGGACTTCGAGCTGTTGTAGGAGCTGGTGATACCAGAAGCGAAGCCAGACACCACATCTTTTGCGTAGTTCTGGAAGGTGGTACGGTTGATTGCGCCGTAACTGCTCTGCGTGAACCAGTTCTTTACATTAGAAGCCCATGCGGTCATGGTGGAGCGGCAGGTCTCGGCACTGCTGGTGAGCTGTGTCTTGAAGCCCTCTACTAAATCCCTCGCCGCATTTTTGAAGTCCCCGGATTTCGACTGAATACCGTCCACAAAGCCGGTTACAAGGCTCTGTCCGACCTCCTTCATGTTGACAAACATACCAGTGGATAGCTCCACATTGCTGTCACACAGGTTTTCAATCTGCGTCAGGAGGTCTTTATATTCCTGCAACAGGTCTGCGGCAGTCTGCAACTCAGGAACAGCGATTGCCAGTTTGTCGTTGAGGTTGGAGGTCTGTTCGGAAATGTTCTCCACATCACTTGCCAGCTTCTCAATGGGGTCTTGCGTAAACCAGCCGATGATGGTGTCAATCGTTGCGCTCAGGCCAGCGATAGCGGACACCTCTGTGTACCGCACCACCTGTCCTGCAAACTCCGTCATGAAATCAACGAAATCGCTCATATTGCTGGACAAGCCGGGGAGCTTTTCGTTCAACGCCATCAAAGGCGGGTCGAGCCGATAGTTCAGCTCGTCCGCTACAGCGACCAGACTTTCCACAAAGAGGATAAATGCCGCCGCAAGCTCCACAAGCAGAGCTGTACCAAGCCCGATAGCCAAAGGCAACAGACCTGCCGAAGCAACGGTAGCTACGCCGAGAGCCGCCGTAACAACGCCGATACCGACCAGTAGACCAGTGCCGATACCAATAGCGGTTGCAATAGCTTCTCCGTTATCCAGAACGGGTTGCCATGCCTGACCGATTTCGTCCAAGCCCTTACCGATAGCCCATATCTCAACGATGAACAGTCCAGCGGCTACACCGAGTTCCAGCAAAATGGCAGTACCGATACCGATGTTCAGCGCAATGGTCGCACCGCCTGTACCGAGGGCATAAGCGGCTAAACCGACTGCGCCCAAGATCGCCGCACCAAGACCGATTGCGATTGCAACCGTCTCACCATTGGCAATGACAGGTTCCCAAGCAATACCGACCTGTTCCAGTTCCATACCGAGCAGTGCGATTGCACCTACGATGAGCAGTGCCGCCGCTGTGACTTCCGCTATGACTACCAGACCCAACCCAAGGTTTTTCGCCAGAGAAGTGAGCTTGGGAGAAAGGCCGGTGCTGACTGTAGTGTCGATTTTGGAGGTTGTGTCAGTTACCGTTTCAAGTGCCTGTTTTGCCGCTTGACCTGCGTTTGCGCTGTCTTTCAGTGCGTCCAGTTTCTTGAGAGTGAGGATAAACCCACCGACCAGCATGAGCGCACCAGCGGCAACCTCCACCATGTTGACATTCGACCAATCGCCGGTTCTGATTGCTTCAAGGAATCCTTTGAGGTTGTCCACAATGAGCGTAGCACCGCTGATAATCAGACCAATGCCAGCCAGCTTTGTGTTTCCTGTCAGCATACCCAGCCCACTCAGGAACAGGCCGAGGTTTTTCACCAGAAACAGCGCATTGTCCCAATTCACACCGTTGTTCACCATGTCGCTGATAGCGGAGACAATACCCGTAAGCCCGGAAATAACCAACATGGCTCCCGCCATCTTGATATTGCCAAAGAGCAGGAACGCCGCACCGAGGGCTTCTGCGAAACCGCTTATGAGCTTGGTAACATTGGTGAAGTTGGGGCCGTTCGCCATGATGTCTTGAATGGCTTCCTTCATGGTGTTCCATGCGTCCAAGAACAGGCCAAGCCCCGCAATTTTGAAAGCAATACTGCCTGTGATGTTAAATCCCTTCATGGTGGACAGCCACCGCAGGAAGTCCTGCACACCCTTGGCGATTCTCCAAGCAAGGAAAGCCGCTCCAATGGCAAGCACACCGGCAAGGATTTCGTCAATGTTTTCCCTTACCCAATCGAGGAAGGGCTGAATTTTCGCCATGATCTTGTCAACCTGTTCGTTCACTGCGTCTGCAATGAAGTCATAGGTGGGAAGCTCAAAGCCAAGACCGCCCCCTGTCTCTTATACA